ATCGTGTACAAGTAGTTTTAATTTTTCACCATCATAACTATTGTCTCCAGTATTTTTCCAGTCAATAGTTGTATCTAATCCTTCTAATTCTTCTAACTGTTCGTTGCTATCTAGTTTACGTCTTGTAAATCTACTGGCTGGAACCCTGTATGCAAGTTCTGTTTTTGGCCTATCCATACCGTCTTGAATTGGCTTGAAGAAAAACGGATAGTTGACGGAAATTGGTACGATTTTATCGGTAAACATTTTCTTTGCATCAGCCCCAGACTTTGATAAGACACCGTATCTAGCATCACTAGAGATAGTGGCAAGGTTGACAGTTTCACCTGATGCCATGAATGAAAAACCAGACCGTCTGTTTTTGAGGTAACACATTCCGTAGCAGCGTTTATCTGCTTTACAAGCTTCCCAGAATATAAAGAATAATCTGTTTGCTTCTCTAAAATCTGCTTGCCCAACATCAATCTTGGACCACTGCAGGTACATGTAATGAGTACCAGTAATATAAGTAGCTTTACCTTTATTAGTGAACCAATAGCCTTCGTGACGCCTAGCAAATTCTCTATCAATATACCCATACCATTTTTCTTTAAAATCATCTGGATATTGTTTCCAGTCAAATATTGTTTTAATCTTTTTTAATGTCTTAGGATACTCATGTACTTGCCACTTGTCGTAATCCTTGTTAACATCTTTTTCTTTTGGTAATGCTATTTTAAGATTTTGTATTTCATAAACCTCACCTATCTGACCAGTTTTAGATATAACAATTACATCATGTTCTTTGTTATAACCGTACTCCCACTTTTTAGATTTGTTTAACCTACTTATTACATGTGGTTTTATATGGTCGATTACTTTATATAATGTTTGTTTATACATTACTTAGATCTTCTTTCTGCAAAACCTCCAAAAGCTTTAGCTTGAACTTCTTCTTTTGGTTTTTCATTTAACATATCTTCTTCTTCTTTAATACGATTAAGTATTTCAAAAGCATCAAATATAGCTAACTTTTTAGTTGCAGCAGCGTTCTTTAATCTATCAGCAGATATATCGTCGTCAGAATCTACAATAGCTTCTTTTGCTACTTTAATTAACTCCTCAACTGCTTTGTGCCCAGCGAGGATTATGTTCTGTTTCGTTTCCTTGACGTTCATATTTAATTACAATATCATTAGATTTCATACAATAAAGCCTTTTGCCATCGACAATAAACTCAAACTCTCCAAAAGGTTTAAAACCAACTAAATCTTCTTCGTTGATTCCTAGCGCTTCTAATGAGCTATTTCCATATTTGACTATACCAATAAGTCTTTGCTCTAAACCTGTATCTACTTCGTTAAGATCTTTAATAGGAGCTAGAAAACATCTATCCCCAAGAGCTAACCATTTGTTTTTAGGTTTGTATAAATAAACTTGATCAAGTTGAACAAAATACATATTGTCTTTAAAATAAGACTTACTGTTTTTTTCCCTGCCTTTCATATCATAAAATCTTCTAAAGACATTATGATGTATCATAATTAAATCACCTTTTTTAATAGGTGTTTTAAAAGCTTTAGGAACAGCAATAACTTTAGCTATATTATTAACAGATTTAAAACTTTCTATCTTTGTGTTAATTATAAGGCTTTTGTCACCTACTTTTACATCATTAGAATATCGCTGGCCAACTGGCTCAACGATAAAATCAAATAAGCTATTCACTAATATTCTAAATCATACTCGACTGAGATTGCCATGTTACAGTTAAACTTTTTCCATGGCAACACCTCGTCTCGTTTTTTGATAAAAATATTATAAGAATTATCTTCTTTATCAGAAAGTATATGTGATATAGTATGACCACCATATACTGACTGCCCTATCGAGTAGTGCATAGCATCAGTTTTGTAGTCAGAACCAATACTTATCTTTCTAATAATTGAAGACATTATTTCTTATCCTCTTCTTTTTCAATAGGTTCGTATGTTCCATCTTCTAAATTAATATTGATAGAGCCATATTCTTCTTCTAGTTCTTTCTTGAAGTCTTCAGTCTTTTTGTTTTCTTCATGGAACTTCCCTAATACTGCGGATTTTTGGGCTTCTAAGAAACCGACTTCGTTTAAGATCTTATTAAGTTCTTTTTGAAAGCCTTGAATCTTTTCTAATTGGTCTTTGGTAATCATTGATTTTACTTCACTCATTTTAATTTAATTTAATTGGTTATTAATGTATTAATATAATTACAGGTTTTATTTACTTTTTAAATATACTTGTAACTTTTTCACTACTTCGTCCGCCAAAGTAAGCTAAAACTACTGCCATCATTACTTTTTCGAATGTATCGTTCCAGGTTACTCCTATATTAAACGGTATTGATTCAACACTATCTAGTATTCCAGCTAGTGAGAATATAACAATACACCACACTAAAACTAATGGGCGTACATTTTTAGAAAGCCATGAATCTGATATTGAATCGGCTTGCCACCTTGAAGTGACGGCTTCCATTTCTTTATTTTGTTGTTCGAATATAAGTTGTTGTAATTTTATTTTATCTTCACCACTTACATCAGATTTACCGATAGCAGCAATAGCCTCAGCAGGTGAAGTTACACCACTTAGTACACTACCTAAAGCAGGATTAACTAATGATGCGGCACCAAACAATAGTTTACCTACTGTTGTGTCTTTAAATTTTTTCTTAGGATTTGGCATAAGCTTCTTTTTCCCACGGAAGGTTTTTAGCGCCTTCTTGCATTTTAGATCGTGAATATTTTTTTCCTTTCCAATACACATTGTTATCGTCATAGTCTAAATCACCTCGTTTCATTTGATCGATGTGAATATTCTCGTGATTTACAACATCTTGTATTTGTTTAGGATCTTTAATATCTTTATTTATAATAATTGTTCCATTATTATTGGCTTTACCTAACACACCTTCTTCCATGTTTACATTGTAGATTGGTGTACTGTCATAAGTATACGGAGGGTTGTTTAGTTTAAATGCCATTATTTTCCAGGAAACATTTTATTTAATTTGTCTTTACGCTGTTGGCAGCCACAGGGTATGTTTAAACCCTGTGACACTGCATCAACAACTTTCTTAATACCAGTTGCTTTAGTGAAAGACTCTATTTTATCACCTAAGCCTCTATTCATTACGCTTGTACGAATGATCTCCAGTACATTCTGTTTTTAGGAGTAGCTTGATCAAATCCTAAAATACATTTAGACTTAACACCTCCTGGGTTAGCAGTAAGTGAATAGTTGAAAGCCTCTTTTAAAGGTGCTCCAATTGGAGTTACTGGAATGTTTCCAGCTCCTACAGCAGCTCCTGAATCTTTAATAGAAGCAACTAATGTTACAATATCAGCAGCACCTACTGGTGAATCTAATAATACTGTTAAAGTACTTACGTCTGTTTGTGTGATTTCAATGATTTTGTCTACATTGATTAGGTGTTCCCCTTCTCCAAATTGAGAAGCTCCTGCAACACCACTGTTTGTGTTATCAATTACATTGATAGAAATAAATTTTGCCATGTTTTTAATTTTTAGTTTGTTAATTGGTTAGTTTGTATTTATTTATTATTTTACTTTTTTTCTAGGTAGTTTACGCATTTCAGCTTTCATACCCATTTTAGGTTTAGCCGTGGGTTTGTCCATCATAGAAGCAGGTGATTCTTTTTTCTTTATTCTTTTACCTACTCTATCCATTTTATCTTCTAGCTTGTACATTTTTTGCTCCTCTGCTTCACTAGTTTGACCCATTTCATAACGATCATAAAGTTCTTTATGCTTAGCTGATAGCTTATCCATTCGTTTATTAGGATCTAATTTAAAAGGAGATCCTAAGTTGAACATTTTTGGATATTTAGTTGTTCCTGATTTTCCCATTATTTCTTATATTTTTTACCACCACTAAAACATCCTTTTTTAGTCGCAGGTGATCCTCCTTTTTCTTTAGCTGCTTTTTTCATAGGCTCATTAGTATCACCATCACCATCTAAATCAATGTAATCAGGTTTAGCTTGGTGTATAGGATTTTTTTTACCTCCATAAGCTTTAGCAGGACTATCATGTTTACCATACATGTTCATTGCTGACGCGTGTTTAGCAACTGGATTATCTTTCATCAAGTTACTCTTTTGTTGTTTGTTCGATTCACCTCCATATGATATACTCATATTAGGTCTGTTCATTGAAAATCCCATAATTAATGTTTAAAGTGTTTAGAGATCCAAGAACCTTTTTTTGAATCTGATTTAGAACCTGCTTGTGCATTTTCTGCGTAATGTTTTCTTGCGCTTTTTGATAGCGACTGGTTGCTAGCTTCCTTTACGTCGTAAGCTGTTTTCTTGCTAATGTTTGGCATAATATAATTTTTTTTATTTTTTTCCTTTATATAAGTCTCCTCCAGGTTTTAGTCTTTTAGCTAATGCTTTTCTAGGAGGAGTGCACGTTGCTTTTGTCATTGGTGTACAATAACCTTTATGATCGGGGTTAATACCCATAAATCCTGTTTTGTAAAAAGGCGCTTTCTTTTGTAATGGTGGATTTTTTTTAGAATATCTTTTTGTTTTACCATATTCTATATCATCACCCTTTTTATTATATCTACCTTTTTCATAGCCATCATAGCTATAGTTTTCTTGACCTTGTTCTTTTACACCTCTAGCTCTTTCTCTTCTGGCTTGACGTAAACCTTTATTTGCTTTTCTAATATCTTTTCTTGATGGTTCCATTAGTCTAATGCTATTAAGTTAGTTAATCCACCTGAAACAGCAGTTACTTGAACAACCGATACTGGTAATACAAATCCAGCAGCAGGGTTAACAAATGTTAATTCTTGATTTGAAGAAGTTAAAACTGATATAGTAGAAGATGCAGGCGAAGTGCCTATATATAAATTATATTCTTTCCACGAGCTTTGAGCTATACTAAAAAAAGTTAAAGCTTGAGCAGCTGCAGTTTGAACAGGTTTATTAAGAGTAACTGTTGTTGTTGTAGCTCCGTAAACAACTGATTCAACAATAACGTTATCATTAATTGAAACAGCAGGTACACCTCCAGATCCAGCAAGAGCTGTCATGTACATACCTCTTTTTATAATTAAATTAAGGTTAGTTAGAACAAATGTTTTAGACGTAGCTGCATTAACAACACCCGCTTGAGCAACTGTTTCTATAACTTTTGCCGTGCCGTCTATTAAGTTATCAGCACTTATAGTTGGTACAATACCCCCTTTATATGCTTCAGTGTAATAATTTCTAATCATAATGTTTTATTTTTTTTTTTTTATTTTAACATTTCCACCTTCTTCTTGCAGCCTTACCTCTTTCACCAGTCCAACCTTTTGATCTTGCGCAGAATGATTTTCTTCTTTTAGCAGCCTTGCTACCTGGTTTTACTTTACCAGTAACGGCAGTTTTTAATTTACTACCTGGGTTTTCTGCTCTATATTTTTTTACTCCTGCTTTAGTCATACCAGCACCTTCTTCTGTTTTTCTAAAAGTTCTACCTTTACCTTTGGTAGTCTTTCTCATGTCTAAGGGTCCGTTAGGTAGATTAAAAGCCATTATTTTTTCTTTTTAGAACCTACTTTAACACAGTTATTAACCATTTTTGGACTTCCATCAGGATTTTTCTTTCCACTAGGAGATTTCTTTTTACCTTTTGCTACATAACCTTTCCAGCATTTAGGCCCTTTCATCATTTTTTTAAGTAACGGTGTTGCCATAATTATATTATTCTATATTTTGTTTTTTTATTTTCTTTGTAAGCTTGTAAACATCTTCTTCTGTTAATGTCTTCAGACACATAACTTACATGTACCCAATCTGGATTATCCTCTGTTCCAAATTCCCAAATCATCTGATCATAATCTAAGTTATTTTTAATGTACTCATACATTTCTGCATTAGTTTTATAACCGTATGTATCATCTATATCAAGTGCACATCCTATACAATGTTGTGAGGTTGTACTTCCGCCAATAGCAGAGTTCAATTTGGGTGAGCGATAGAAACTATTTATAGCGATTGGACCACCTACCCATTTACGTAGAGGTTCAAACACTTCTTCAGCAATAGTTTTCATGTTAATTAAATCTAATTCTCTAGGTGTATTGTCAATACTTAACCTAGTAGCTGTGTGAGATTTAATACCTTCTTTCAGCGAGATGTGTTCACTTATTCTATCACTCATTTTAGTGAGTTTTTACTTTGCAGATACGTGTCTTCTACCACCACCATTATTAGCTTGAGCCTTTTTAGTAACTGGTCCTGAGCTGTAAGGTACTGGAGCTTGAGATATTTTCATGCAGTTGCTACCGTATCTTGAGTTGCCTGGTACTAAA